AGTTATAAATTCCCAACATTGAAGAAATCTAACTTGCACTCAAACCATTCACAATGGATTACCTTAAGAACATCATAAACACAAATGGAACGATTGAATCGTTCAAAAACGGCCTTATCATGGTCAAGACTAACTTAGGTCTGGGAGTATCCTCGGTATCAAAAGAAAAAATACATGTTGGTGATTACCAACAGCAACGCAGGGATGTGTTGCAAAGTTCTGATGCTAATAAAATAGCTGGCATGTCCCCGAGCTCTTTAGACGAAGCTTCAGGAGAAAAGTTTCAATTGCGTAGACGTACTAAATGCGCATCGTATGCTACGGTGTACGGTATAAAACAAACGGTAGAACTATCGTTTGAAAAGCATAGTTATTTCGGTATGAATAAGCAGTTTATTACTACAGAGGGATTACCGAACGAGGCTGCTATAATTAAACGTCTTCGGGAACTTGGAGTAACATCTGACGTCAAAGAAGCCAGGTATGGGCGGCTTTATAACGCAGTTTTTGCAGCAGATTACTATGATAATGCTATTGCTTTGTTATATCTGATGTACGCGCACTATCAAACTCTAAGAATAGCAGAGCGTATGGAAAAGACTGATTATTTGATTAGAATAAGTGCTCCTGACCTAAAGCCTTTCATTGACGAAGTAGACACTGAAAAGAAACTTGATCTACTCATCAGATTAGTGGCACGCGGCAACACGGGGGCAGCACTTCCACGGGCTGATTTTGGTACTCAGAAACTGATTGAAGATATACACACGTGGTATGAGGCGTTGCCAGCAGCACGAATCAATGATGGGGATGGAAATATGATAGATAACCCTACATACCTTAACTCGTTCTTTGAAAACCGACGTCATGTATGGGAGATGTACAAGTATAACGACGGTCACAGTGAAAGTGGTCCTACCTATGGTAACCATTATGGGTTTAAACGTGGTAGGTTCATTGTGCCCACTTATTTAAATGCAACTCACAACGAATTACGAAGAAACTTATCGGCATATAACGTAAATAATATAAGTCAAGATGCTCTAGTGGACAGGTTAGTGAATGCGGCCGGGTACCTTAATCTATCTGGCTTCAATACTCAAGAAACTGCTATCTTGAACAAAATGCTATGTGGTAATCTCCGATCTACCCCGTTTCTTATAGATCAAGATATTAACCTAGCAATTACACAAAATAGTATATATGTACACCATGGACCTGAAAATTTGTACACAGATTGCACTTACTCTGCTGCGGACATGCGAGCTGTCATCATTAAGTTTGTAGTTAACCATAGATTACATGAAGATATGCAGTCAGCCATAATAGCAGCCAAGTACTGGTTAGCTCAGC